CAACAACACTAACTGTTGATGATAAAAATATAGAATTAGGTTCTACAGCTTCACCTACAGATACATCTGCTGATGGTGGTGGTATCACATTAAAAGGTACTACAGATAAAACATTTAATTGGGTAGATTCTACAGATTCTTGGACATCATCTGAACATTTAGATTTAGCAACAGGTAAAGAATTTAAAATTAATAGTACATCTGTATTAACATCAACACAAGTTTTAGGAAAATCATTACCAAGTGGTGATGTGATTGGTACAAGTGATACGCAAACATTAACTAACAAAACAATTAGTTCAACAAATAATACTATTACCATTACAGAATCAGATATTACAGATTTAGGTTCTTATATAACTGCAAGTTCAACTGACACTTTATCAAATAAAACGATAAGTGGTTCTAGTAATACAATTACTGGTTTAGATGCAACTTCTATTGCTGATGGTAGTATTTCTAATACTGAATTTCAATACTTGAATGGAGTTACGTCTAATATTCAAACACAATTAGATAGTAAAACAACGACTGCATTCGCTATTGCACAGGCTGTTGCACTTGGTTAATACTCTACTATTCTTATAAATAGTAAAAAATAAAGAGGAAAGTATGGCAACACCATCTACTAGAGAAACACTAAAACAATACGCTTTGCGAACACTAGGGAAACCTGTCATTGAAATAAACGTAGATGACGACCAACTAGAAGATAGAATAGACGAAGGTTTACAATATTTCGCACAGTATCACTATGACGCTGTTAGAAGAACATACTTAAAATATAAGTTAACAGCGGCTGATAAAACTCGTTTATCAACACCAAATAGTCTTAGTGAAACAGAAACTAAAAGTAGTGTATCAACTACTTGGTACGAAGATAATAATTTCTTAGTTGTACCAGAATCAGTTATTTCAGTTATCAACATATTTCCTTTTTCTAATAGAGGTAATTTAAACTTATTTGACGTAAGATATCAATTAAGATTAAATGACCTTTACGACTTTTCATCAACATCAGTAATTAACTATGATATTGTTATGAGGCACTTAGATTTCTTAGATCAGATATTAGTAGGTATGAAACCAATACGATTTAATCAACACGATAATAGATTGTACATAGATATGGATTGGGCAAATGATTTAAATACTGATGAGTATATCGTAATAGAGTGTTATAGAAAATTAGATCCAGCTACTCATACAGATGTTTGGAATGATATCTATTTAAAAAGATATGTAACAGCTTTATTTAAAAAACAATGGGGCGCAAATTTATCAAAATTTAATGGAGTAACTATGATTGGTAATGTTACATTAAATGGTAGTCAGATATACCAAGAAGCATTACAAGACATACAAAAACTTGAAGAAGAAATACGAAGTACCTATGAATTAAATCCCGCAATGTTGATAGGATAATGTTATGGCAGTTAATCATTATTTCCAAGGCGGCAATGGCATCGGGAACACCAATGAAAAAAGACTCTATGAGGATTTAATAATTGAGGGTTTACAAATCTACGGACACGACTGCTACTATCTCCCACGTACATTAGTTAATAGAGATTTAATCTTAGGCGAAGATACATCAAGTAAATTTGATGATTCGTATTTGATTGAAATGTATATGGAAACCACTGAAGGCTTTATGAGTTCAGGTGAGATTATTAATAAGTTTGGTTTAGAAATTAGAGAAGATACTACGTTTGTTATTGCGAAACGAAGATGGCAAGATCAAGTAGATCACCCAGCAACATTAATTGTAGATGGAAGACCAAACGAAGGTGATATCATTTATATGCCGTTAATGAATAGTTTTTTTGAAATACAATTCGTAGAAGATCAAGAGCCATTCTTTCAATTAGGTAATTTACCTGTGTACAAATTAAAAGCTACACGTTGGGAATACAGTTCAGAACAATTAAACACTGGTGTTGATGCAATTGATGATAAAGAAACTACTTATTCTTTAGATCAAATGATGTATCAAACATCATTAGAGAGTGGAACATTTAGTGCAATACTTGGTAATCCTGTTGTTACAGGTGACGTGGTTACTTCAATACCAATTATATCTGGTGGAGAGGGTTATGTGACAGCGCCTACAGTAACTATATCGGCGCCATCTGCTTCTATAAACGCTACAATCTCAGCAAGTTTATCAGGCAATACGTTAAATCCATTAACCATTACCAACGCTGGTCGTGGTTATGGTTCAGCACCTACGATAACTATTGTCTATGTATCTACTGATACTACTACAAAAACAAATACAGCTAGTTCACCTGGTTTAACTAATGGACAATTAACATCTATTACCACAGCGACTATTACGGATATTGCGTCTATTACAAGCGCTACTGTTTCAAGTCCTGGTGGTGCTGTTACAGCTTCTGCTTCTGCTGTATTAACCAACGGAGTTGTTACCAGTATTAATATTACAGTTGATGGTTCAAGTTATCTTGGATTGTCACCGACAGTTACACTATCAGCAAATACAGATGCTACAGGTGCATTATTATTAGAAAACGACAGCGCAGATGGTCAAGTTCAATACTTCATTAATGAAGATTATGCTATACAAACACAATCACCATATGCAAGTAATATAGACTTAGATACTGAAGCTGGTTTTGATACTTCCAGTGTATCAGATGATGTATTAGATTTCACAGAAAGAAACCCTTTTGGTGATCCAGATGATGGAGGATTTTAATGTTTGGTAAATATTTCTATAATGAATCAATGAGAAGAATGACAATTGCTTTTGGTCAATTGTTTAATAAGATACAAGTTAAAAGAAAAGACTCTTCTGGTAATGTAACACAATCTATTCCTGTTCCCTTAGCATATGCGCCAAAAGAAAAGTTTTTAGTACGATTAGATCAACAACCAGATTTAGAAAATAGAGAATTTGCGATTACACTACCTCGTATGAGTTTTGAAATATCAGGTATCTCTTATGATGGTTCTCGTAAATTAACAAGAGTACAAAAATATAAAACTGTTAAATCAAGTACAGATGGTAAAATATTAAACTATAATTACACGCCTGTACCTTATAATATATCATATAATTTAAATATCTTTACAGCGACTGCGGAAGCTGGTTTACAAATTGTAGAACAAATATTACCATTCTTTCAACCAGATTATACTGTGACAGTTAACGCAGTACCTGAATTAAATATAAAGAAAGATGTACCGATTATTTTAAATACAGTTACCTATGAAGATAGTTATAATGGTGAGTTTACAACAAGAAGAGCTGTAATCTATACACTTACATTTACAGCAAAAACATATCTATTTGGACCTGCGAATACTCAAAAAGTTATCAAAGAAGTTCAATCTGATCTATATACTGATGTGAATCAAACAGAAGATAGAGAAGTACGAATTACAATTACTCCAGATCCTACATCAGCAGATGCAGATGATGATTTTGGGTTTACAACCACAATAACCGACTATAATGACGGAAAAAAATATAATCCGTCAACGGATACAGACGAATAAATAGTATAAATAATAGAGAGAACAATTATGGCCACTAGTAAAATTATTAAAACAGGTATAGATAAGAGCGTTATTACTAGTCAGACAGAAGTTTCAACTTTTGCTGATGATGATGTACTTCTAGTATATGACACATCTGCTACCGCACTTAAAAAAATAACAAAAGCAAATTTAGGAATTTCTGTAAGTCTAGCTTACACTAACGGAACTTTCACAGGCGATGGTTCTACAACAACTATTACCATCGATAGTGGTCACACAGTTACAGATGTATTAGTATCTGTTAACGGTTTCTTGTTTATACCAACTACCGATTATACCATATCAGGTACAACATTGACATTTACTACAGCGCCAGCAAGTGGTGCTGAAATAAGTGTACGTTATCTTCCAACAACAGGAAGTGCTACATATACAAACGACACAGCTACAGGGGATGGTTCTACAGTCGCATTTACGATTGATAGTAGCAGATCCGTAGAAGATGTTATCGTTACTGTAAATGGAGTAATTTTAGTACCAACTGTCGATTATACAATATCAGGAACAACATTAACCTTTACGGAAGCACCAGCGTCATCTGCTGAGATTTCGTTTAGATATCTAAGACAAAGTTAAATGAAATGGGAAGTATTATACAAAACGCAGCAAACAATGTTGGCGCTAATGGGATCTTCTCATCAAGCGCACTAAACAATAGTTCATTAAGTGGTATCTCCGCATTACCTAGTGGTGTTGCTGGTGATCTTAAACTATTAACTACAGCGACTGCATCAGCTTCAGCTTCACTTAGTTTTAACAGTACCTACATCAATTCTTCCTATAAAATTTTTAAATTTGAATGGATTAATACTGCACCATCAACTGGTGCTGATATGACAGTTAATTTTTCTACGGACAACGGAAGTAATTACAATGTAACTAAAACAACTACTTTATTTACTACAACTCATTATACAAATGATAGTTTTACAGAACTTGGGTATAATACGGGCAGAGATTTAGCACAAAGCACAGCAGAATTACAATTAGAAGCAAATATAGGAACACAATCAGATATGGGAGTTAGTGGTCATTTGTATTTATTTAATCCTAGTTCCACAACCTATGTAAAACATTTAATATCTAGGAATAATTTAGCACATCAAACTTATACTACAAATTGGTTTGTAGCTGGTTATTGTAATACTACTTCTGCTATCAATGCCGTTAGATTTAAATATACATCTGGAAACGTGCAAGTAGGAACATTTAAACTTTATGGAATAGGAGCAAACTAGAATGGGAACAAGAATACAGTCACTTGCTAATAATTTCACAACTACAGGTATTGTCAAAGCCGCGGCTATTAATGATACGTCTGTAAGTGGTATTACTTCAATTCCAGCAGGCCTTGGTGGCGCTTTAACACTTATTAAATCTATCACAGCTTCCGCTTCTGCTAGTATAGAGTTTATCAATGGAACAGATGGAGTAGTATTAGATGGTACGTATTCTAGCTATGTATTTAAATTTATTAATATACACCCAGCAACTAATGATGTTGCTTTTAGATTTCAAGGTTCAACAAATGGTGGTTCTAGTTATGGAGTAACAATAACATCTACTGCATTTAGAGCAAGACATAGTGAGAATGATATAGAAACAGGATTAGATTATCAAACAAGTTGGGATTTAGCACAATCAACTTCTTTTCAACTAATAGGTCAATCAGGAAATGATAGTGACCAAAATATAGTTTCAACTTTACAAATTTTCAATCCTAGTTCAACTACTTATGTTAAACATTGGATTATAACAACTAATTATACTGACCACGGCGATGGGAGTTATAATGCTTTTCTTGCTGGGTATTTCAATGATGGTGCTAATGCAATTAACGCAATTAAATTTCAAATGAGTTCAGGCAACATTGATGACGGTATCATAAAACTATATGGAGTTAGCTAATGGGTACAGCAACTAGAAAAATCGCAAACGCATTTTCAACCAGTGGAGTTATAAGTTCTGCTAATATTAATAATGCGTCTTTAGATAACATTACCACTATTAGTGGTGCTGGCGATATGGTATTAGTATCTAGTGCTACTGCTTCTTCTTCTGCATACATAGATTT